CTATCCCTCGCGAAAATTGCAAGAAATTTCACTCCCGATTCCCTGATGGTTCTTGGCGAGAATCGGGCGAACGGATTCAAACATCTATCATTCAAAAAGGTCTCCGTGGGGAGGCCGAACAACGCACCCTCCGCAACGAACGCCCGCAAGGCGGCCACCACCGGAAATAAGGAAATGTTCAGAAGTTTGACGGGATACAACCTGACTAACAACATTCGAAATAAAATACTCAAAGTGCAAACCAAGAAACGAAAGCGTAACTGAACTCAATTTTTACCAGTTTTTTCAAAATCTGGCAATAATTGATTAACTTGTCATATGTCTGGCAAAATTTACAATTGTTTTTTTATTCAACGTTTTTGTTTTTTCGAGGTATCGTTGTCGCTCTGATAGAGTATTATTACGAAATTTCTGTAAATAATTGATTTTATTCTTGAGATTTTTTAAAGATGTGTCGTTTGTTTCTCTGTTCATTTTTGACTTCAGTGATTTGATCGTCTTCTGTAAAATTTTATTATTTTTGTTTTCTAAAAAATTATTATTCCCCATCATTCGCGATCTGTTATGAAGAAACTGTTCAATTCTATAGACTTTGTTATTTTTTCTATTCAAAATAGAATTCTTAAATTTATTCTTCATTAATTTACTTAGGCTTACATTTTTCTTATTGTAAAACAATTCGAGTGGCGCGACTCCCATGTTATCTTTCATGTACGGGTTGGAACCCTTGTTGATGAGAAGGTTTAGAATATTGGAAGATCCCGGTCGTCCACAGTGGGCCAGCCAGTGCAGAGGCGTTCGTCCCATCATGTCTCTCTTATTTGGATCCGCTCCATGCTTGAGAAGCAATTTTGCCACATCAAATCGCCCGCTCATGATCGAAGTGTGTAGGGGAGTTCGTCTATAAGAATCCATCTTGTTTGGAGACACTCCCGCCGCGAGAAGTAGTTCGACAATCCTGACGTTATTTTTATCTACTGCATAAAAAATAGGTAGGTGTCCTGTTCTAGATTGTTTGTCTGGAGACGCTCCCCCCCTGAGAAGACTCCTCACCAATTTTTCATTATCTTCACCAATTGCATAGATGAGGGGTGTATAACCTATGAGGGTGTCGGCTTTGTTCACATTGGCCCCGTGGCTGATTAGCAATTCCGCCAAGTCATTGTAACCATAATCTATTGCCCATATGAGCGGGGTCTTTCCATATTCATCTGCGATGTTAATGTTATATTCTCCACCATTAAGCAAATAGTTCAACTGGTTGAATTTTCTCTTGCGATTTGATCGACTTAGTATGACAGACCTGATATTCTGCATATTATACTAACAACAAAATTATTGATTTAGGGAATACTATTTATCAGTGCCTGGGTGACGACCCCACCGAAAGAAGAATTCGCCGTCCCGGGCATGACTGCCCTCAGGTAGGGGTACAAAAACGTCATCAAAGTATTCTTGTTATTTGTACCATTGATGTTAGCGTTCCTGTGAATACCAGTCTCGTAATACAGCGAGTGCAAAACATAAATTAAATTTTCCCTCGAGAGGAGTCTGAGGGGTCGGACGAGAGCTGAGTTTCTTCCGTACCGCACGTAATACCTTCCGCTGATTCGAATCAGGGTATAAGGGATGTCAGAGTTCTGGTTGTTGTTTTGAAAGTTAAAATTCTGGATGGACCGACCGGAGGAATTTACGGAACTTCCCGCCGGGCTAACATTCCGGGATCTCGCGGAGCGTGAGTTGTAAGACCTATTCACTGAATTCGAGTGAGAAGACATTATTCTTACTTGATAAATTATTTTTTTACTTAGGGAATGATTTGTCGCACCACTGTTTGTTCACGTTACCGAACGGTCCGAACTCGAACAGGAGGTGGGTGAGGGAACCGATCAGAAATATCCTCAGCCACATATTATCGACCAAATAGGCGATGCACAGATAAACCACCATCGCAAACAAACCAATGAAAATACTCTCGCCCAGAACAGATGTGATGGTCCGTTTCATTGATATTATAATTCAAAAAAAATAATTATTTCAAACACCGGGATACTTGAAATATCTCAGTGTTTGATTTTTAATAAATTAGAATCCAAAAAATTATTTGGGTTTCCATGAAATAAACGACGGCAGGAGGAGAACTCCGATCCCGAGGATGACCAGGTCAATCATGAAAACTCTGTTCTTGATGTCGGGACACCAGTTTTTGTACGCCTCAACCTGATGACTGTCCTTCGGCTTTGCCCACCAGTAGAACATTGCCAGATACGTTGGTCCCATGTTTCTCTTGCACTGATACCAGTGATCATAATACGCTAGAAGTATATAGGGGAAGTACAGGAGGCTCAGCAAAATCCATTTATTCCTCTGAGGAAGGAACCAGTACCCACCCGAGAGGATCAATGTGAAAATAATACATTTCCAGTTCACAGCTGGTTCGGATTTGATACACTGTGTGTGATCATGTTTAGTCATGTTATAGTAAATGGGCAAAAAGAAATCAAGTGATGGACACATCGAATTGCCCGCACTCGATGTGGGCGTCGACGTGCTTTCGAGACTTGCTGTGGTAATAGCAGAATACGACTTTCATGTAACCGTTCTGCTCGTATTCATGGTCCCCGTGAAGAATGTCTTTGAGAATCTCGGCAACCTTCTCCGCCCTCTCCTGCATCGAAACACGTCCTCCGTCGTACGCGTCAGGATTCACACGGATTGTATGGACTGGGATGCATTCGCATCCATCAATTGACTGAATCGCTTCGTTCTGATCGCTGATCTTCTTCAGTTCGCACGAAGATTCTCTAGTAGAATGAGAATCCTCGTCGATCTCAACGACCACGGCAACCTTCCCGGGATTGATCCACAGAAGATCTGGACGTCGATTCGAAATGCCTTTACATGAGGAACCGGATGCCATCGTCTTATCCCTGGCGTTGGGTGGATAGCCGAATGCCTCGATGATCGCGTTACCAAAGACAATCTCGATTCTCTCGGGTACGTCTGGATCGCAGGAGGCACAGATTCCAGTTCTCATGCGTTTAGGACCCAGTAGCGCCTGAAGACATATTTTACAAATTCCAGAAGGGATTGTTGTATAGGGGCACTCGATACACCGGCCTTTTCTATTTTGGTGAGGGCAGAGTCCCGACCCTTTACACGTTTTGCAGTATACTCGATACGTTTTGTGTTCGCAGATACCGGCTCCTCCACATTTCATGCAATTAGATTTTTGCACGAGGTGTATGCAAATACTGGCTCCTCCACATTTTTTGCATTTTTTGCGTTCCCTTTCGTGCATGCAGAAACGCCTCCATGTTTGCCCGTCCCATTTGAGGTAGTCTGTGCTATTTTCGATTGGTCTCCTATCACCTTTATTCGGTGGCATATTAATGCACATGGTGAATTGTCTCTAACTTGTTTTTCATGGCGGCGAAGATTTTTCAACATTTCCTGGACCATCTCTTCTGAGAATACACGGAAAAATGCAGAAATCCTTTTCAGCGTCACGCCTTACTCGAGATTGTCTGATCTGAATGTCAATGAGATTCGCGTTGAAGAAGAACCATCCCACTTTACATCTACCAATGGCGACGATCCAATCTCGCTGGTGAAAAGTTCAACAATTTTACTGACATCTCCTTGCCAGCCAAGAGATACACATTGATCCTCTATAAGATCATCTCTATCCTGCATATGATAAAATACCCAATTATCCAATTCATCTGGTATAGCACTCACAGCACATGAGGAACAACAGTAGTAATTTTGCCGAGCGAAGAATTCTCCATTTTTCTTTTTGCGAAGTTCCCTAAATACCCTAGTAATGACAGATCTGTTCTCTTTGTACAAAACCATTTTTCGCTGTTGCAGTAATCTCTCTGCGTCCTGTTCGTTTGTGCTCATGTTTGTATTTGTATTCAATGGTTATTTACCTCTAACTTGTTGAAGCTCGAAGTTTTTTCGAGTTCATTTCAAACATTGGGATACTTGAAATATCTCAATGTTTGATTTTTAATATATTATTAATAGAGTAAAATAATTATCCCTATCATTACGCTAATTGGAAAATGCTAAACCGCCCATTCCACTGGAAATACGCAGAACATTGTAGTTGACTGCGAAGAGGTGGAGGTACTTCGCCACGGCGGAGGTGGAGGTGATGTGCAGCTGTGCGTTGTCGATGCGCGAGAAGTTGCACGTCCCGCTGGGCTGGAGCTCCTCCGGCTTCAGCGCGAAGGAATAGCAACCGATACCGGGGTAGGGGTTACCGGAGTGGTAGTAGAAGGGCTGCACCTGGTTGAAGTACTTCCCGCTGGACGCCTTGAAGCGATCCTGACCGTTGAGCATCAACTTCATCTCGTTGGTCGTACCGGAGAGCACCGTCGCGGAACCGGGGGAACCGGCGGCCTCCGTGAGGCCCTCAGACCACATGAGACCGGTGGAGGCCAGGGACGGGGAACCGCCACCCAGACCACTCTTGGTAGCACCGCTGGTCGTCAGTGTGGGAACGAGCGATGTCGACCCGGCTGGGACGCCCCACTCGGTGGTGAAGTTCCAGAGGGACGTGTCGTTCTGGCCCACGGTGGCGAAGTCGGAGATCGCCCAGACGAGCTCCTTGACGGGGTGATTGAATGACAGACGGAAAGTGCCGCTGCACGAGGTTGTGCCGGCTGTCAGGGTCTCCACACCCGTCATCTGCACCTGCTCAATGAGGTACTCGTGGGACTTCTGTGCAAACCGACGACGCTCCTCGGTATCCAGGAACACGTAGTTACCCCAGATCTTCGTCTGGCCCGCATCGAAGTCATTCGTGAAGTCGCTTCCCAGCGTGATGTCGATGCGACACTCGTGGTACTGCAGACTGATCAGGGGGAGGAAGAGACCGGGGTTACGGTTGAAGAAGAAGAGGAAGGGGAGGAACACGCGCGTGTTCGTGATGGAAGCTGACGTCATGCGGCCGTAGTTGGCCTTCTTTGTCTCGTTGAGGTACAGCTCCGAATACAGACGCCACCACCGCTGGTAGTGCTTGTCGATCCGCTGACCTCCGATTGTCAGTTCGACCTCCTGCACAGCCCGCTCCGCGGCCCAGCTCCAGTCCATACCCGGGCGGGTCGTGACGAGCTCCATGAAGCATTCGCCGATGAGATCACCGTTACGGGCGATCGTCACCGAGATGCGGCCGCCTGAGCTCCAGGAACCGTTGCTGACCTGCTCGATGGTCTCCATGGAGAAGTTGGTATGGCGACGGTAGACCGCCTGGAAGAACGTGACTTTAGGTTGACCAGTGAGATAGACATCCTGTGCGCCGTATGCGACAAGCTGGAGAAGACCACCTGCCATAGTTGAATAGTTGTATGATATGCGGAGAAAAAAAAATTCGCAAGAAAACCTGGGATAAAAAAACTGGGAAAACCTGAGTTGGATCGAGTCGATGTCGGTTGCAACTTGTTTCAGCAGGTCAAATGTCATCGATGTCTAACTCGACGTCCTCCGGGCCGATTCCTGTGGTTTCGTCAAACGTGAAAGATTCCTCGATCTCCTCCTGGGTAATTTCTTCCGAGTCCTCCTCTTTCCCGTGCAAAAATTTGTAATCGATTTCCTGTAATTTCAGTAAGTACTTGATGTCGTCATTATCATAGATGTGGGTTATGTCGAGCTTCGAATCCTGAAACTCCCTGACATCGGCCAGGACCACGTCGTTTACTTTCAGCCACTTTCGCCGATACATCTTCCCCCTCAAGATTCCAATCCTGGCAATATTATCAGAGCACAACAGGGTGAAACGCATATTTCCCAGGACCCTGGTAACCCTCCCGTACAACTGGTAATCCTCTCTGAAGGGGATTTCCTTCATTTATCATGAGGTTTAAAAATTTTTTTTCAGTTTTTTCGTGCATATGATATATGCACCGCGTGGTTTCGAATTTGGATAGTAGGTTTCATGACAAGAGTGCAGTCATGGGGAGGGAATTATCAGATCTCCGCAAGAGGATTAGGGGGTACGAGAGGGAGTTGAATTTTGTTAAGCACGAGGGAAAGAGATACGTGGTGGAGAGCAACGGGATCTTCATCAGGCTTAAACGAAGATTTCCCCGGGAACAAATGACGTTCACCGCCGCCGACCCACCCCCCCGGCACGTGATGTTCTTGATACTATATGCAACTGATGAAATCCCGGGTCCAGACCAGTACGGTTTGTCTGACGAAGAATTATATAAGGAGACTGTCCGGGCGATCCCCAGCGATCCCGAGGAGCCTGTCGAAATCGAAATAGCCTACGGCCAGGAATATATTTCGGATATACGCCAGGACCTGATGCTGACCAGGGCTCGGGTGGATTCAAAAACGAAGAATATCTCCAGGATGGAGTATAGATACAAAAAAATGTTACAAAAGCATATAATAACAATGATTGACACTGTACAAAAAACCACCGAGGGATATGGGCGTAGATAGTATAAGACATGAATACCTACATTCATTTTCACGGTTTCTTTCTTCGGTGGGAGTTGCAGGTAATTCATCAGGATGATTCCATCGAATCCATCGGGTTATTTTCGTCGCGGGAGGCTGCTGAATTTTTTGCCCAGTATAATTTGGACCCCCTGCACATGAACTCCCTGGCCAGGCCTCCCCCCTCCGACCCGAGGGTGGGGTCTATAACTAAATACGACGACATCGTGTGGATGGCCGTGGGTCCCTGTGAGCCGGGTCAGCAACGCGAGGAACTTAAGGGGTTCGCACCCACTGAGTAAATGACTGGAACCATCGCTCGGAGTGGCTATACGGCCGAGAGGTTGTTGGGGCCCAAAAATTTCAGAAAATATTTTAGTAAGGAAATAGATAGAGTTCAAATTCTTAACAAATTAAAGGTAAAAACGGACCTCGTAATTTACTTCCGCGATGGTACGTCATCCAACATCCAGACGAAGAATGGTCTGAACACCAGGGGTCACGCGGTGGACAGACGAAAATTTTCGTACTTCGAGGACTCCACCATGAAGAGGGAGATTGAGTCTGTCTGTCTCCGGGGCTGTCCGGAGGGGAGGGGGTCCGTTGATATTTCGCGGAGGGACGTGGTGGTCTACCTGAGGGATGCATTCGTGGGCCAGGATGAGGTGTACCGCCCCGAGTGGATGGTTCACACCGTCGAGGGGGACATCCGGAGCATGACCCGGATGGATGAATTTTTCGATAGAATCGTGGAGGGATTGTACGAAAAACCCGTTTCTAAAAGAACATGCATATGGCTGAGCGACTCCCTCTACATCCAGAGGAAGGGAAGTCGGCGGGATAGGCGTTCTGACGATCTGCAGTTGAAGTGGAGATACAGGTATCACTAGTTGAATTTGGTGGAATCCAGAACAATTCCCCTGCTCGCCCTGTATTGTGAAATTCTAATGGCCACGGCAGAAATTAGGATGAAGATTAATATTAGGATGGGTACGGGGGGCATGTGTTTCCGTTGTAATATCTGATGATTAAAAATATAAAATACCAGTATAGATACGGGTCATGACGAAGACCCTAAAGTTGAAAAAGTGGGATCCGGAATCGATTCCCGATGACAAGACGCTGCTGGTGATCGGAAAGAGGGGAAGTGGTAAGTCCACATTCATCGCGGATGTTCTTCACGCAAAGAAGGATAAAATTGGTTCGGCCGTCGTGATATCTGGAACCGAGGAGTCGAACGGTTTTTATTCTCGTTTCATTCCGGGTGTTTTTATTCATCACGAGTACGATTCTTCCATACTGTCCAATATATTTGATCGTCAGAGGGCCATGATAAAACAGAATAATGTACAGCCCGTCCTGTTAATCCTGGACGACTGCATGTATGACAAAAGTTTCTTCAAGGATCCACTCTTTCGAAATCTCATGTTGAACGGTCGTCACTATAAATTGTTTACCATAATATCCACCCAGTACGCGCTGGACGTCCCCCCCTTCGCCAGGAGCAATTTCGACTACTGCATTGTGTACAGGGACCCCATAAAGAGCAACCGGGAGAGACTCTACCGACAATTTTTTGGAATATTTCCCTCGATGGCCGAATTCAACGACGTGTACGACGCGTGTTCTGAGAATTTCGAGTGTCTGGTTCTGGACCAGACATCAAGATCAAATGCCATATCAGATTGTATATTCTGGTATCGGGCCAAGTTGAGGAGTCACTTCAAGTTTGGTTCTCCCTCCTTCTGGAGGGCTGCACAACAGATGATGCAGATGTCCAAGAAGAGGAAAGGCCCCCCCGAGGGTGCATCCAAGAAGAGTCAAAAAAGTACAATAATAAAAAAACTACTTTAGTTTAAGATGCAGTTGTTGTCGTACGGTGTCGAGGATTTATATCTGACTGGCGATCCCAAGATGACATACTTTGTGAAGAAAATTGAAAAATTTCACCCATTCATGATTGATGTGGTTGAAATTCCAGTGTCGGCGCCGGAGGGTCTGAATAAGGGGGGGAGGGAGTACGTGTGTCACATTCCCCAGGGGGCGGCCGACATGATCATAGATTCGCACCTGGTTCTGAGGTGGGAGAATTGCGTTAAATTTTTACCAAATGATTCAATTCACGGCGTCATCGATTACGTTGAATTGAATGCGGGGGGTCAGACCATATCGAGGTGGACGGGTGATTTCCTGACCCAGTGGGAGGAGATAACGAACGAGCCCAAATCTCATTCCGTGAACGACTACCTCTCTGGGAAGTCACTGAGTTACGACGGTGGCTCGACCGACTCCATACGCAGGGGGGGAGAATTTATGTTCAGAATACCTATGTTCGGGGAGGGGATCGAGAGGGCATTCCCCCTCTGTGCGATGCGATACCACACCCTCCAATTTCGAATCGGTACCCACGCCATGATCGAGAACGTGACACCCCCCACCGCCGCCGTCAGGATTCGGGGGGGATATCTCGATGGAATTCACCGAGATTATTTCAGCATGCGGAGGCTCACCTACGTATTCCCCCAGTTGCAGTTGCAGAGAATTTACTTTGAGAAGTCAAACTTGTACTTCAGGAATCCCGTTTTCGCATTCCTGCTGATCATCCGCGACGCGAGCGAAACGGAAATGAAATTCCACGACTCGGTGACGAAATTCGAGGTGTATCTGAATGGAGAGAAATATTTCTCCAACGAGAAGATATTTGACGTGTATGAGAAAGCCACCAATTTCTCGAGGTATTTTGGCAGGTGGCAATTTATTTCTCGAACGATATCCAACAAATTCGTTCCCGACGGTTACATTAATCTTTCGAGATTCGGAAAGATCGAGTCGGTCATCACGACAGACGGAACCGAGGGAGACTCCGCCCACGTAAAATTATACGCGATGAATTATGGGGTCGCTGTGATTCATAATGGAATGATTGGACTTCCCTTCACGTAAAAAAAATATTTTCTCACCGAGGAATAAATCATGAGTAATATAAAAAGCGACATGACCAGGATAACTCTGAATGCCAGCGAACTCGCCGCCCTCTCGGGCAGGAACCCCTTCAAAACCCGTCGCGATGGGTGGGAGAGGGTTCTGAAGCGCCATTCCACCCTGGCATTCACTGCCTACGTGAATCGGATCGGAGAGGTGCCCACGTGGCTGCATTCCAAGCAAGTTGTCCACGCAGAATTTCCAGAATTGGTCGAGAGTCTCAGCGACGGTGTGCCCACCACCACCGCCGAATTGAATAGACTCCGGGAAAAGGTGAACATGGGAATTGACAGGAAGCTGAGGCGGTCTGCGTCCCTGGACGAGAGGAAATTCACCAAATTGCAGAAAGACGCCGAACTGGCCAGGGGGGAATTCACCCGCCGCCTGAACACGGATTTCGGGACCAAGTACGAGAACAGGGTCTTCGAAAATTTTGCTGCGAATTCCGGTATGTCCCTCCAGAGGGACCCCCGGTTCTACAGAAAGAGCATATCCCCCTACATGGACCTGGTGGGGAGGATTGACGCGAGGACCGATGACACTGTGGTTGAGTTCAAGAATCGCATGAATAAACTTTTCCAGGAGGTTCGCGATTACGAGAGGGTACAGGTCATGGCGTACATGTACCTCCTGGGCTACGAAAAGGCTATTCTGGTGGAGGCGGTGGACGGGGGT